CTGGTTGTGCCGTTCGACTTCGATGAGATCGCCGATCTGGACGAGATGATAGAGCGCGGCCCGAGCTTCGCGACCGTCGAGAGCATCATCATCCGGTACACGCTGGCGACTGAGGCGCTGACCGTTGAAGAGGCGGCTGAGCTGTGACCCAAGACCTAAAGACCAAGATAGCCGAGGCGATCAGAGGCCCGATCCTCGAAAGCGATGAGGTCGCCGAACATATGCACCTGAGGGCCGCAGACGAAGCCGCCCAAGCCGCCCTCCAAACCATCCATGATGCTGGATACGACCTGACACCGCGCGAAGGGTCGGAACCGCGGGCGAAAGTCACAGCCCGCGCGGCGAGGCTTGTTCACGCGCAGGCCGAGGTGAACCGGGAGGGCGAGTTCCTGATCGAGCGCATTGACGATCTGGATTGGTCTGACTTTGAGCAACTCACCCGCGAATGGACCGGCCACGTCGAGCCGTCTCTAGCCCGGTTCCGATCCGCCGTCCAAGCCTCCCAACCCAAGACGGAGGAGGGGTGATGAACCCGATCCGACAGACGGCGGGAACCTGCATGATCGAGGTCTACACGGACGGTTATCCGCTGTTTCCGCAGATCACCATCAAGCAGCCGAACTCGGACGTTGTGGTGTCGCGCGGAAGCGTCGCTGACCTTCATGACCTCCGCTACTGCATCGACCGCGTTCTCGCCCAAATCCCCACCCCGAAAGGCGATAGACAGTGACCTGGTACTGCGTGAGGACCGCTACACGCCGAGAGAAGACCGCTGAGGCCTCCCTGAGGGAATTGGGGGTCCAAGTCTACGTCCCCCGTGAAACCCGCTGGGAACGCCTCTCTCCGCGCAAGGAACGGGAGCCTAAGCAAGCCCCACTCTTGGCCGGCTACATCTTCGCCGACCTGACGGACAATCAGATCCACCTCGCCAACGAAGCGGAGGGGGTTAGCTGCATCGTCTCGTCAAACCGCTCGGACGGAACCCGCCGCCCAACGCCCGTGAAGGTCGCTGAACTCTACTGGCTCGCCTATGCGGAAAGCCAAGGCATGTTCGATTGGACCTATAGCGAGAAGCCTAGGAAGTGGGCTCCGAAGAAGGGTGATGAGGCTAAGGTCACGTCAGGCCAGTACACCGGCTTCATCGGGCAGGTTCTAGAGCTTCGGGGTCGCAACCGCGCCCTGTTGCTGGTACATTTGTTCGGACGCCCGGCGAAGATCGAGCGGCCTATTTCGGAGCTTCAGGCGGCATGATGGATGAGTGGGAAAAGCGACCGGGCCTTGAAGTGTTCTATCCTCTGACGGACGCACAGAAGGTGACGGCGGAAAGGCATGAGCGCCGCCGCTTTGGTGGCATGAGCAAAGCGGACATGGATCGCATTGTAGCCGCGCACACCAAGCGCCAGCGTCGATACGGGACAACATGATTGAAGCAGAGGATCGAGCCGAACGCCGGGGGATCACCATCGGCATCATCATGGGGGCCTTGAGTGTCGGCCTACCCGTGTTGATCGCCCTCGTGATTTTCACATAAGGCACAACAACTAGCGACTAGGCGTCGCAGTTCCCACAACCCCTTGCGATGCGTCCGAATATGGCGTAGACAATGGGCAATGGCGCTATCGTGTCGATAGCCTCGGGCCACTGGCGGACGAAACACGGAGCACCGCTCTAGGTGCACGCCAACCCCCACCTCGGACGTCTCGCCATGCGGGACCAAACGAGGCGACCTAGAAACGCGCCACCCCCTTCGCCCCCCGACAACGCCTCGACCACACACAGCGTTTGTAACCCTCGCGTCTGATCGCGGGGGCGAGACCTATCAGCCCGCTATCCTTTCCGCTCAGACCCATCCCGACAGGTGAGTGACCCCCAAACGGCAGGGATGCGAAAGTCACGACCGGCGCGGGCGCTTTCATTGGGAGCCGGTTAATCCCAGCAAGTCGGACTTAGAGGTTCCCCATGTTCGCCTTCACCAATCGCGCTGAGCGTCGCCGTCTTGCCGCCCTCTCAATGGCTGTTGAGTTCTGCCGTGAAGGTGGAAACCCGCAGGACGTGCGAGACGCCGCAGCGATGTTCGAGAAGTTCCTGGCCGGTGAGGCAGTGGACCCGATCACCCGCCGTCGCGAGAACATGCTGGGCCAGATGCACCGAAGCGACGCGAGCAACTGGAAAGCCGCCTGATCCCATGGGTCGACCCAGCGACTTCACGCCTGAGATTGCGAACGACATCTGCGAAGCTCTCGCGGACGGTAAGAGCCTGAGAGAGATTTGCGCCGAAGACGATAAGCCGGATCGCTCGACGGTTCGACGCTGGTTGAGCCAGAACGAAGAGTTTCGCGCCCAATACGCACACGCGCGGGAACAGCAAGCCGACGCCTACGCTGACAAGATCCTCACTGAGGCCTTCGACGCGACGGACGCCTCAATTGGCCGGCTTCGCATGGATGCGCTGAAGTGGACCGCCTCGAAACTCGCCCCGAAGAAGTACGGCGACAAGCTGGCGCACGTCGGCGGTGATGAGGGTGACGAGCCGATCAAGACCGCCATCACCGTGAAGTTTGTCTAGCATCGAGTTTCCGGAGGCGTTCCGCTTCCTGTGGGCCAAGACCGCTGATGATGGGTTGCCGGTTCGATACCGCGCAGCCTACGGCGGGCGAGGTTCGGCCAAGTCGCATAGCCTTTGCTCCGCTGCGGTCCTGAAGGGCGCGATGGAGCCTCTACGGATTGGCGTCTACCGCGAGATACAGCGTTCGATCAGGGACAGCGCCAAGCGCCTGCTGGACGACAAGATCGCAGAGAACGGCCTGAGCGGCTTCTACGAGAGCACAGACACCGAGATCAGGGGCAAGAACGGGACGCTGTTCCTGTTCAACGGCCTGAGGACCAACCCCGACGCCATCAAGTCCACCGAGGGCTTGGACATCGCCATTGTGATGGAGGCCAACAAGGTCGCCCAGCGGTCCTGGGACTTGCTGATCCCCACGGTGAGAAAGCCCGGCTCGGAAATCTGGGCTGAGTGGAACCCGTACCTAGAGACTGACCCGGTTGATGTGATGTTCCGGGGCGAGAACGGGCCGCCGCCTGGCGCAATCGTCCGCCGCATCAATTGGAGCGACAACCCGTTCTTCCCCGAGGTCTTGAAGGCCGAGCTGGAATACGACCGCAACCGCGACCCCGACAAGTACGCCCACATCTGGCTTGGCGAGTACACGCGCAACTCTGAGGCCCGCGTCTTCCGCAACTGGAAGGTGGAGGCTTTCGAGACGCCCAAGGATGCGGAGTTCCGGTTCGGGGCCGACTGGGGCTTTGCCATCGACCCCACGGTGCTTGTCCGCTGCTATCTCGTGGGCCGCACGCTCTACGTCGATCAGGAAGCCTACGGGGTTGGCGTCGAGATCGACAAGACCCCGGCCATGTTCGACAAGATCGAGGGTTCGCGGAAGTGGACCATCACCGCTGACAGCGCCAGGCCGGAAACGGTCAGCTACATGCGTCGGCAGGGGTTCAAGATCCTCTCGGCCATCAAGGGCCAGGGTTCGGTTGAGGACGGCATCGAGTTCCTGAAGTCCTTCGACATCATCGTCCACCCTCGTTGCAAGCACACCGCCGACGAACTGGCGCTGTTCAGCTTCAAGCAAGACCCGCTGACCAACGAAATCCTCCCGGTGCTGGAGGACAAGAACAACCACGTCATAGACGCGCTCCGCTACGCCCTGGAGGCCCTTCGGCGCACCTATCGCGCCAAGACGCCAGCCGAACCTAGCCGCGATCCCCCCGACCTGTGGGGCAGAAACAGGGGAGGCGGGGATTCATGGAAAACAGCGTGACCCCGAACCCCAAGAGCGAGTACGCGCCGGACCTTCCGCGCCTCAAGCGCATGTTCGCCGAGTCGATGGACGCTTCCACCATCGAGCGCAAGCAGGCCGCGATTGATCAGGACTATTACGACGGGCCTGGGCAATGGACCTCGGCTGAGCGGCGCAAGCTGAAGGATCGCCGCCAGCCCGACAACTACTTCAACCGCATTCGCCCGGCGGTCAACGGCACGCTTGGGGTCATCAAGCAGGGCTCCACTGACCCCAAGGGCTATCCCCGTAACCCGCAGGACGAAGATAGCGCCGATGTGGCGTCCAAGACCCTGCGGTTCATCGCGGACCACAACCGCTTCGATGACGTGAAGATCAAGGGCTCCAAGGATTACTTGGTCCCCGGCATCGCCGCCATGATCATCGAGGTTGACGAAGACCGCCAGATCACCACGCCGCTGATCCGCTACGAAGAGTTCTTCCGCGACCCCAGGAGCCGCCGCGAGGACTTCAAAGACGCCAAGTACATGGGCGTCGCGAAGTGGCAGTACGCCGATGATGTCGCCGCGCAGTATCCCGACAAGAAAGAGGAAATCGAGCGCGAGCTGATCACAGGCTCACCCATCGCCGTTGACGACACGATGGAGGACAAGCCGAAGGGCGAGAACGGCGCCCTGTCGTGGTCCGACAAGCGCAAGCGCCGTGTCCTGACCGTGGAAATGTACTACGAAGAGGGCGGATGGAAGCGTTGCGTGTTCTATGGCGGCGGCGTTCTGGAAAGCGGCGAGAGCCCCTATCAGGACGACAAGGGCCGCCCCTGCAACCCCATCGAGGCCATCTCCTGCTACGTTGACCGGGATAACAACAGATACGGCATCGTGCGCGACATGCGCGGGCCGCAGGATGAGATCAACAAGCGCCGCTCCAAGCTGCTGCATCGCCTCTCCACCAATCTTGTGCAGGAGAATGAGCCTGGCGCGATGATGGGCGTGGATGCTGACATAGTTCGCAAGGAAGCGGCCCGTCCTGACGGTGTGCTGCCCTCCGGCGTGCAGATCGTCAATCAGTCGGACAAGGCCGCTGGCGAAAGCCAACTGCTAGCCGAAGCGAAGTCCGAAATCGAGCGCATGGGCCCGAACCCTGCGGTGCTTGGTCGGACGGGTGAAAGCCAATCGGGCCGCGCCAACCTGATCCGCCAGCAGGCGGGGATGACCGAACAGGCCATCGTCTTCGGCGGCATCGAGGATTGGGAGCTTCGGATCTACCGCCAGATGTGGAACCGCGCCCGGCAGTTCTGGACCGCCCCGATGTTCATCCGCGTGACGGATGACGAAGGGGCGCCCGAGTTCATCGGCGTGAACCAACCGAGGGGCGAGCCTGTCGTTGACCCGATGACGGGCGAACCGCAGATCGACCCGAAGACCGGCCAACCGATGGAGGGGCCGCCTCAGATCGACCCCATGACCGGCGAGCCCGTGCTTGGCTACAAGAACCGCCTGGCCGAACTCGACGTGGACATCATCATCGACACCGTGCCCGACACGGCCAACGTCCAACAGGAGCAATTCCAGGTCTTGGCCGGGCTGGCGAAGATGTACCCGCAGGAAGTGACGTTTGACGAGATGGTGGAGCTGTCCACCCTTCAGAACAAGCGGGCCTTCCTCGACAAGCGCAAGGCCAAGGCTGAAGAGGCGGCCAAGGCGCAACAGCCGAACCCGGCGCAGATGGCCGAAGCCGACAAGATGAAGTCCGAGGTTGGCAAGAACGAAGCCAGCGCCGCCCTGGACCGCGCCAAGACCGCAGAGATCATGGTGGGCCTGAGCATGGGTGTAGGCGCTCCGATGGACGCCGCCATGCCCCAGCAACCTCAACCCATGCAGCCGCCCATGCCTCAGGCTCCCGAGCCGATGCAGGGTCCACCGCCTCAAGCTCTACCGCCGCAAGGCCCGCCTATGGGCCAGCCGCAACCGTTCTAACGACCACCCGCCGCCGGGGTTACGGGCGCATCGCTACGCTGGGGCGTGATCCAGCAACAGGCCGCCGCTGATCGGGCGAACCGAGTCGCCGTCGTATCGGGCGAGGATCACAAATGGATAAGCTGGACTTTCTCGACGCCCCCACGGGCGACGAACCCGCGCCCGCGCCTGTCATCGAGGCCGCTCCCGAACCGACGCCCGAACCCACGGAAGGCCCTGCAAGGGGTCCTGACGGCAAGTTCGCGCCCAGGGCGGAAGCCGCACCCGAACCCCAGGCCGAGCAACCGCCCGAACCTCCCCAGGCTCAGCAGCCCCCGCCCGGTTTCGTTCCGGTCGCGGCGTTGCAGGAGATCCGAAAGGAGCTTCAGGCCCTTCGCCAAGCCCCGCAGCAGCCCGCCCCCGACCCTTACGAGGATTTCGAGGGGTATCAGGCCCACGCGGAAGCCCAACGCCACACCGAGCGCCTAGGTTGGTCGCAACGTCTGGCCGTCGTGCAGCATGGCGAGGAACTGACGAACACGGTGTTGGAGTGGGCCAAAACCCGCGCCGACCAAGACCCGATGTTCAATCAGCGGGCGCTCCAGAATCCCGATCCTGTCGGCTTCGCAGTTCAGGAATACCAGCGCGAACAGGCGTTGGAGATGCTGAGCAAGCCGGAACTGCTCCAGGCGTTCCAAGCCTGGCAGACCCAGACCCCGCAGCAGCCGCAGGCGATCGTCGCCCCGGCTCCGATCTCCCATCAACAGCCGACGCCTCCAAGGTCCCTCGCCTCCGCTCCTGCGGCTGGCGGCCTCAAGCCGGGTGAGATTCCCGTGGGTCCAAGCGTGGCGTTCGACTCCGTATTCAAGGACTAGAAACACACCATGGCCGAAGTCGTTCTCGCGACCGAAAGCGAAAAGCAAATCTGGGACGCTTCCTTCCTGAAGGAAACCGTCCGCGCCTCCCGCTTCCTGCCCTACATGGGCAAGGGCGTGACCAACATCATCATGATGAAGCACGAGCTGGAGACCGAAGCCGGCAAGACGATCAACATCCCGCTCGTCACCCGGCTGACCAACAAGGGCGTGGGCGGCTCTACCGCTCTGCGCGGGCGTGAGACCCAGATCGGCAACTACAACTGCCCGATCACCATCGACTGGGACCGCAACGCCATCGTGGTTCCGAAGTCGGAGAGCTACAAGACCGAGATCGACTTCCTCAACGCCGGCAAGCCGCTCCTGAAGCAATGGGCCGCCGAAGCCCTGCGCACCGACATCATCTATGCGCTGATGACGGTGATCCCGAGCGGCAACACGACCGTTCCCTATGCCGAGATCACCGACGACACGACCAACGGCGGCTACAAGATCGCTGCTGGCTACGTCCCTGAGACCGTCTTCGACCGCTACGAAGGCGTTTCGTGGACCTCGGCGTCTGAGGCGCAGAAGGACGCCTGGCTCGCGCTCAACTCTGACCGCGTGCTGTTCGGCAAGCTTCGCTCCAACATCTCGGCCAACGACCACTCGGCGGCCCTGACCACGCTGGACACCACCAATGACAAGCTGACCGTTGCGACGGCCCAGCTTGCCAAGCGGATGGCCGGCAACGCGAACCCGCACATCACCCCGTTCATGACCGAAGACGGCCGCGAATACTACGTGATGTTCTGCGGCCCGCGCTCCTTCCGCGACCTGAAGAACGACTCCACCATGCTCGCGGCCAACCGCGACAGCCGCGCCCGTGAGGGTGGCGGCATGGACAAGAACCCGATCTTCCAAGACGGGGACCTGATCTATGACGGCATCATCTTCCGCGAAGTGCCGGAGATCCCGCACATCGTGAACGTGGGCGACAGCGCGACCACGGACGTGGAGCCCAACTTCCTCTGCGGCCAGCAGGCGCTCGGCGTGGCCTGGGGCCAGACCCCCACCCCGCAGACCGAAGTCAATGACTACAAGTTCCGCCCCGGCATCGCCATCGAGGAACTGCGCGGCGTCAAGAAGCTGGCCTACAACGGCAAGCAGAACGGCTGCGTCACGGTCTACACCGCCGCCGGCGCTGACTCGTAACCCCACCCACCCTGAGAACCAACGGTTGGCCTGCGGGCCGCTGAAATTGTCGTTCGGGTCACCGATGAAGCGGGCCTTCATTACGGCACCGTGAAGAAGAGTTCGATGGTGACCGTGCCGCCAAGGTTGGAAATGGCAGCGTCTTTGATCGTA